AAGTACAGCTAACAGTATGGCCATTGGTACCTTATATAGGATGAAACATCAAACAACTGCGTTGAGTGCTTCAGCTATTGCCACGCAGTACAATACAGTTAGAAGCACATACGGTGGCGGAACACTGGCAGGTAGTTTAAGTTTTCCTGGAGGTGTGGCTGGTACACGTATGTTAGATTTGACCACAGGATTTACATTGGGTGCGGGATCTTATACCGTTGAGGGATGGTTCCAACTGCCAGACTTCTCTAATCAATATGCCTTGTTTGGTGCCAATTCCAGCGCCGGTGACAGTACAGGAATGATGAATTTGATTGTAAGTAGTTCAACTGTGATATTCTCAGATAAGAACGGTGGCGGCGGCAGTGTTAGCTACACTGTGCCAACGATGTCAACTAACACTTGGTATCATTATGCCCTAACTCGTAACGGCACAACCGAAGCATTCTTCCTTAATGGTGTAAGAGCCGGCACAAGTGCAACTAACGCAATTAACTATACTGCGGCTACTAAACGTATAGGTATGAGCTATGTGCGTAGTTGGCCTGGACTAATGACCAATATGCGAGTTGTTGTGGGATCTTATGTATATGATCCAGCTTTCTCGTTCTGTACAGTGCCAATTGGCCCGCTGACTGCCATCACAAATACCAGATACCTAATGTTAGGCGCGGTTGCAACTACTGATTCTAGTGGTGTTGATACAGTAACAAATACGGGGTCAGTAACAACTTCAGCAACTAAACCGTTCTAAGAGATTAAACTAGCAGATAATAAACATTGATAAATATTAGATAAAGAGAGTTAACTATGCACAAAGATCAAACAGGAGTTCACATAGAGGGTCATATCAAGATCTGGGATCCCGAAAGCAAGGAAATCTATGTAAACAAGCGTAATGCTATTCATTATGAAAATATGAGTAATGCTCTCGCTCAGAGTTTAGCCAATAGCGGCCAAGGTTATATCCAACAGATGGCTTTTGGTAACGGTGGCACCTCAGTAGATCCAACAGGTATTATTACCTATTTGACTCCAAATAGTTCAGGAAGTAATGCTAGTTTATACAATCAACAGTATGTTAAAGTAGTAAATGCTAACTCTAGCACAAACACAGATCCTACAAGAAACTATATTGAAACACGCCACGTAACAGGTACAAACTATACTGATGTATTTGTCACTTGTTTGTTAGACTACGGTGATGGTAGCACATTAGGACAGTCAGCTTTCGACAATGCTAGTAGTAACACCAGCGGGTTTGTGTTCGATGAGTTGGGATTACAAAGTTATAGTTCAACAGGCACATCATTATTGTTGACTCACGTGATCTTCCACCCTGTACAAAAAAGTTTAAATCGTTTGATTCAGATAGATTACACAGTCCGTATCCAGAGCTTAACTGGCCTAGTAGGAGTATAATAGATGTCATATCAAGTTACCTACACTGAAACAACTAATCCTAGTAAAGTTCCACTGATTGTTGCAGATTCAAGTCTTAATACACAAACTAGTATAACCTTTGTTGGTAAAAACTATTCAGGATATGCTCCTATTGTAGCCAGCAACATGTTACACATGTTGGAAAACTTCGCTAGTCCAACCGCACCATCTACTCCGGTACAAGGCCAACTATGGTATGATAACGGCGTAGGATTATTAAAAGTATATGATGGCGCAGGCAACTGGAATGCCGCAGGTTCGGTCAAGAAAGCAGGAACAGCTCCATCAGTAGCTGCCAGCACAGCAGGTGACCTTTGGGTTGATACTACTAATTCACAATTATACTTGTTTTCGGGTTCAACTTGGCTTCTAGTAGGTCCTCAATTTAGTGCTGGAACATTAACAGGCCCTGAAGTAGAATCAATCGTTGATACTAGTAATATTAGTCACAATGTTATTTCCATGTATTCTAATAATTATAGACTTGCAATTATTAGTAAAGATTCATTTACTCCTAAGGCAACAATCTTAGGATTTAGTTTTATCAACGAAGGATTTAATCTAAGCACAGTTAATAGTTCTAGTGCAACTAATCCTACACGTTTTTATGGAACAGCTACAGCCTCTGATGCATTATTGGTCAATGGCACTGCGGTAGCTGCCTCAAATTTCTTAAGATCAGATAATGCACCTGTCGCTCTTGTACCATTTAGTGTACGTAGTGACGGCGGTATCAGTCTAGGCAGCAATTTAAGTTTTAATTTAGGTACTGATGGTACCAACGCTGTTATTACTAATAGGACCAGCGGTAGCCCAATTGATATTAAATTAAACAATGCAGGTGTTACAAATACAGTGATACACATTGATCCGACAGGTAAAGTAGGTATAGGTAGCAATAACACTAGCCCAACAACTACACTGGATGTAGCCGGAACGATTACAACCAGTGCCGGCTTGATTGATACTGGTACAGTTTCTAGTTCTGCATTAGGTACTGGCAGTATTAAGACAGCAGGCGGGCTTTCGGTAGCTAAGAGTAGTAATTTTGGTGGAACAATTACAGCCTATGGCACTATTAATGTTAACAATTTAGATCTTACAAGTAATCCAGTTGCTGCCGCGGTAATACAACCTGGCTCAGATTCAGCAGCCAACTTATATGACATTGGGTCAGCCTCTAGACCATTTAGAAATATCTATGCACAAAGTTTTGTTGGTAGTTTTAACGGAACATTTGCAGGAAGCCTAAGCGGTAACATTACAGGGTCAGCGGCACGTCTAGCTAGTCCGACGGTATTCAGTTTAACAGGCGATGTTACTAGTAACGCGGTAAGTTTTACAGGACAAAGCGCATTAGGCACAGCAATCTTTACTACTAGTATTAATCAAAGTCTCATCACCAGCAAGACTATAGCAATAGATAGTTTATCAACAGACTCATTACTTGTTTATCGTTCGGGAACTGGCTTGTTACAAATGCCAAAACAGGTATTCTTTAATCATGTGGCTACAATGCCCGTTGGCACTATTTTACCATATGCTGGCTCAACACCACCGACGGGATACTTATTCTGTGACGGTAGTGAAGTTTTGATTGCCACATATGCTGTTCTTTATAGTGTTCTTGGGTATACCTACAAAGCCGCAGTATTGCTACAAGGTGCTGGAACATTTGCTTTACCAGACCTTAGAGGACGAATGGCCCTGGGTAAAGATAATATGAACAATAGCTTTACAGTTCCATATAAAGATGGTTCGGGAGTATTAGTGAGTGCAGGTGGTGGAGTTGCTAGCAGAGTTACTGATATTACTGGCAGCACACTAGGCTCAAGTTCAGGTACACAAGGCGTTACATTAACTACTGCAAATTTACCAGATCATAAGCATAATTTAAGCAGTTCTACATCACAATACTATGCTGCCGGTCTTCCGGGTGCAACTCCAGATTCAAATGCTATTCCAGGATTAGGATTGCCTGCAACAAGTACAGGTTCTGGATTACCAAATAGTGGAAGTGTTATTAGTTCACAATCGTCTGTGGCGGTTAATGTTATGAATCCATATACAACTATTAACTATATAATATTTACTGGGGTCATCTAATGAGTTATACAATAAATCGTAGCAACGGAACCACGTTAACTAGCATTGTCGACGGTACTGTTGATCAAACATCTACTGATCTAGTCTTAATCGGAAAAAATTCAAGTAGCTACGGCACGTATATTAATGACAATTTTGTTTGGTTATTAGAAAATTTTGCCAATAGTAGTCAACCCAATCATCCCATTACCGGACAATTATGGTTTGACACTACTGAAAATAGATTAAAAGTATATGATGGCTCGTCATTTAAAGTCAGCGGCGGCACGATTGTTGCAGCCTCAGCTCCAAGTGGTATCACAACAGGTGATATATGGATTAACAGCACAACAGAACAGTTGTTTTTTAATGATGGAAAACAAACACAGTTGGCAGGCCCGATATATACTTCAACCCAAGGTGCTAGTGGATTTGTTGTTGATACGATTGTTGACTCTAATAGTATTAGTCGTACGATTGTACAATTATATGTTGGACAAACATTATTAGGCATTTTCAGCAAAGACGCTTTCACTCCGAAGACTGCCATCGCAGGATTTACAGGCAGTATTGCCATTGGATTTAATGCTAGTGATATTACTGGTCTTAAGTTTAATGTTCCAGTTTCTAGTTCATATGCATTGATTGCCCCAGACGGAAGTTTAAAGACTACTAGTAATTTTGTTACTAATACTGGTACAAACAGCATGACTGGCACATTATCTATTCAGAATAATACGCCATTAATATTAGGTACAAATGCGAATAATCAAATTGAAACATCAACAACATTATTCAATATTAAATCAAACACATCCAATCAAAATATTCAACTTAGTACACTAGTTGGGAGTACCATTTCGCCAGCAATATTTGTCAATGCTACTAGCCAACGTGTAGGTATATTTACAAATACACCTACTACTATGCTCGATGTAGCTGGAAATGTATCTATACAAGGTACATTAACGGTATTAGGCGCAACTACAACAATTAGCACCACTAATCTTGTAATTTCTGATAAATTAGTTACTATAGGATCTACTGCTAGTCCTACAGATAGCACCGCAGATGGAGCAGGTATCGAAGTTCCGGGCGGCACTACTAAAACATTTACCTATGTTAATGCTACTCCAGCATGGACTAGCTCGGAAAATCTAAATTTAGCTACCGGTAAAACATATAAAATTAATGGATTTGATGTAGTTACAGCCACAGCATTGGGATCAACTATCGTCAGTGCTCCGGGCCTGAACAGTATCGGTACATTAACATCGCTGACAGCTGGTACTTTGTCGATTACTACAAATACGCTAACAGCTACGCAAACTAACAGCAATTTGGTATTAGCTCCAAATGGCACAGGTTCTGTTGATGTTTCAAGTAAAAAAATAACCAGTGTAGCTACACCTGCATCAGGAACTGATGCTGCCAATAAAACATATGTGGACACTAGTACACAAACTGCACCACAAGGCATTAGCTTAACTACCACTAATTTTACAAATGCACAAGTAGCAACTAACTTTATAACTAGGTTATTTCCCACAGCAGAGCATCAAAACGGTGCTACAATTAGGGCATTTTGTATTGATCAAGGTGCTACGGAGGTAGTAAATGCTGGAAGTTTTATATCCACCCGTGTTTATCAAATAGTTGCGGCAGGAAACACTACATTTACTAGTATTGGAGCGGCCAATAATACTCCCGGCACTATTTTTGTTGCAACGGGTGTAGGTTCGGGATCAGGCACAGCGGCACCTGTAATTAGGGTATTCCAGCTAACTACAGGAACCTGGACTTACCAGAGTTACTTGTAAACCAAACTAGCATAAATACACTAGAATAAGGAAAAGGGCGAAATGTCATACACCATAAACAGATATAACGGAACACAAATTGCTGTAGTTGCCGACGGCACTATCGATGCCACGATTGATCTTAAATTGATTGGTAAAAACTATGCGGGATACGGCGGCGTACAAAACGAAAACTTTGTATATCTGCTAGAAAATTTTGCCAATACCACTCAACCTCCAAAGCCGTTACCGGGACAGATCTGGTATGACAGCGGTAATAGTAAACTAAAATTCTGGGATGGTGCTAAATTCCGCACTACAGGCGGTGCAGAAATCGGTACGACAGCACCAACAGGTTTGACCATTGGTGATTTCTGGTATGATTCTTCTAATCAACAACTATATGCATACACCGGTTCTAGTTTTACACTAATTGGTCCGCAAGCAGTGGCAGGATCTGCTACTACACAAATGCGTTCTGTTAGTCTAACTGATATCTCAGGCGGAACTCATGCTGTTATTGAAGCAGTTGATAACGGTGCTGTTATTTTTATTGTAAATTCAGACAGTGATTTTACACTTGACAATACTATTAATCCTATCACCGGTTTCTCAGTAGTACATCAAGGTGTAACACTATGTTACACTAACAACAATTCACAGCCAGGACAAACAACAAGTAGCCACAGATTTTATGGTACAGCTACCAATGCTGACAGATTAGGTGGTTTAACTGCTAGCAACTTTGTACAAGCTACTGGTTCTCCGCAATTTACATCTCAAGTTAATTTTGGTGATGTCGGATTTACTGTTGGTAATCCTATAGCTAGATTATCGATATTTAATCAAGGTGCTTCTACTCCTACTATTTCTAATCAAGTTAATAACACGATTGCGTTTCAAACCACAGTCAGCTCAACCACTAAGTATCCATTGCAACTTGTGGGTGCCGATGTACTTCCCGGAGTCAATTTGACAAGTAATCTAGGGGCAGGTGGATTACAATGGAATAACGTATATGCTAACTATTATTATGGAACTTCACAACAAACTGATGCATTAAATGTTGGTGGAAACTATAGAACAGCATCAGTATTAGCAACAGGAAACACAATTGCCGCCCGAGATTCAAGTGGTAATTTAGCAGCCACATTCTTTTCAGGAGTTGCTTCAGCAGCCAACTATGCTGACTTGGCAGAAAAATACCTAGCTGATGCTGACTATGAAGTTGGTACAGTGTTAATGATTGGCGGCTCTAAAGAAGTCACCGCTTGTGAAGTTGGTTTCCGCGCAGTCGGACCAGTATCTGGAAATCCAGCATATATGATGAATAGTGGATTAGAAGGAGGTACTTATGTTGCACTCAAAGGCCGTGTGCCGATAAAAGTAACAGGCCCGATAGCTAAAGGTCAACATTTAGTGGCAGGCCCTAACGGAACAGCACAAGCATCACATGATATTAACAATGTTTATTTTGCAATCGCATTAGAAACTAACAACGATGACAGTGTCAAAATTGTCGAATGTGTAGTTTTATAACGGTAAATAAATAACTTAAAGGACACAGCATGGCAGGTGTAGGTACAAATATATTAGCATTAGACTATAATAATATCCAATCTAAAGTTGGACAAGTATTAGGTGCTGGCTCCGGAGATTACGGTTACAATCAAACTGTATTAAGTGGTCAAGTGGCTGTAAATCAAAAAATTACCGCTCTACAATGGCAAAATTTATACAACGATTTAATCAATACAAGAACACATCAGACCGGTGCTAATGAAACTGGCAATTTGACCTACCCTACTACCAGCACAAAGATCACTGAAGCTGATAGAGCCGCCTATCAGTCATATGTAAATGTAATTGATACTAATAGATTAATAACTCCCCCTTCTGGACAAGCCACACTTGAAACATATGCTACAGGATCGCGCAGTAGTGCATGGAACGGGACTATCACGCATACGGTTACTCTTACTTTTGCTGATCAAAATACTGCTAGAGGATTTTTTAACGCTGGCGGACAGATTCAAATATATGCTAACCACACTCCGGATGTTAGTAATCTAAAAAATAACAGTTGGCAAACCATGTTAAGCAACATGGGAATTATTAAAATGACATACAATGGTCTCAGTAATACCGGTACTTCGACTGGGGTAACTATAGCTTCAGCTGTTGGTTTTTATCAGTTAACAACTAGCCCACAATTAATATTTAAAAAGCTAACTGAACAACCTACATATAGTCCAAATGAGTATAGCATATACGCCAATATAAACGGTCCTGCAACTGCAATAACATTTAGTATACAATTTGCAGATCTTTCTGCTCCTTCTGCAACATTTGCCATTGATGAGAACGTGACAGGTACACTGGCTAGTGTTGTCAACGGTTATCGTCCTTCTGGTGCTTCGGTATCAGTGGCAGCTCCGACAGTTGTGCAGTCAGGACCGTAATCCCCTAAACACTTGACAAGATAATTACTGTAGTGTATCATATACATTACGGAGTTATCTATGGATGAGAAAATCGAAAAAGCATTTGCGGTAGCCAATTACATGGTTACACTGTCAAATCAACGAAGATTAATTTTAGAAGAATTTAATCAAAAAATAATTTATTATACCAATGGTGCTACATTTAAAGTTACACCTGAATTGATTAATTTTACCAAAACTACAATTGAGTTAGGGTATGTAACCGATGTTCCATTTATTGATGCCAATAGTTTTCCTATTATAATTGCCGATGTAAAAGATTTTTTAGATAATATTGTGTCTGTATATTTTGAAGCATTGAATGAATATACTAACAAATTTATAGAAATAAAATCTAAAAGAAAAATTGCAGACATTGTCGACCTATGACAACAGGCGCAATATTATTTGCTCAAAATAATTCAACTGTTGATTATATAAAATTGGCAGTGTTTGCCGCACGTCGTGTTATTGATCATCTAGATATTCCTGTTAGTATAATTACAGATAATCAGCAATGGTTGATCGATCATTATCCCGATCACCCGTTCGATCAGGTAATTGAGATTGCATTAGACACCTCCCCCCAACAAAAATATTTCCATGATGGCACGTTATCATCGCATAAATTAGATTGGAAAAATAAATCACGCAGTAGTGTATATGATTTAACTCCCTATGATAGAACATTAGTAATTGATAGTGATTACATTATAAGCTCAGACATTCTTAAAACTGCATTAATAAACGAACACGATTTTCAAATATATAGTAAAAGTTTTGATTTAGCCAGTTGGAGAACAAGTTTAGAATTTAGTAGAATCAATCAATACAGTATTCCGTTCTATTGGGCAACTGTTTTTATCTTTAACAAAAACTCAATCACCCAGTGTTTCTTTGATCTAATTACCTACATTAAACATAATTGGATATATTTTAGGAATTTATATCACATTGAAAGCTCTGTATTTAGAAATGATTTTGCATTTAGTATTGCTATACATATCATGAATGGCAAAACTAATGGGGAGTTTGCTGTAGAACTACCCGGTACGATGAGCTATGCAATTGATAAAGACATCTTAGTTGATATTGTAAATGATAAAATACATGTCTTATTAGAAAAACAGAATCATCCCGGTGAATATATTTTATCTAAAACACAGGGTATTGATCTACATGTGATGAATAAATTAAGTTTAAGTCGATTTATAGATGGGGGTCGTGGTGTCTAAGGGATTTTTATTATTTGCACAAAACACCGATAATGTAAATTATATAGAGCAGGCCTATGCCCTTGCCTTGAGTATAAAAATTAGTCAATCGGATATTAAATCTGTATCATTGATGACTAACTGTAAAGTCCCCAACAAGTATTCTAAAGTCTTCGATCAAATAGTACCAATCCCGTGGACTACTGATACTACTACAGTGTTAGCTGGCGAGCATCGATGGAAATTATATCATGCAACTCCCTATGAAGAAACTATCGTATTAGACACTGATATGTTATTATTAGAGGATATTAGCTTATGGTGGGATTATTGCGGCAATTATGATTTTAAATTTTGTTCTCGTATAAAAAATTACAAACAAGATGTTGTAAATGATACCTATCATAGAAAAGCATTTATAACCAACAAGTTAACTAATCCCTATTTTGCTTTACATTATTTTAAAAAGCGTCCACAATCTCTTGAGTTTTATAAAGTGTTAGAGTTTGTATGTAATAATTGGCAATGGTGCTATGATAAATTTGCACCTAATGAATATCAAGATTGGTTAAGTATGGACTTGGCCGCCGCGATTGCGATTGAAATTTCAGGAACACATGAACAAGCAGTTGATAACGTAAGTCCCTTAGAATTTATACATATGAAAACTCCTATTCAGGGATGGATACCAGTACCGCTAAGTTGGCAAGACACAGTGCCGTTTGTTTTAAATACCCAAGGCGATCTCATTGTAGGTAATATTAAGCAGACTAAATTATTTCATTATGTGGAAAAGAATTTTATTTCAAAACACATATTAACTAAATTGGAGAATCTAGCTAATGGCACGTAAATCTCCACTCTTTGTTTCGCCTAAGTTTTACATTCATTACGATAAAAAAACAGGCGAACTCGTTTCAGCTAGTAATGAAATCAATACAGCATATAATAGAATTGAGATAACGCACGATGAATATGAAAGATTTTTATATGGTGCAGAAAAGTTTAGTGATTATCAAGTAGGGCTTGTTAAAACAATGGACAATCAAACAGTGCTTGCTCTTGTGCAAAAAGTCGATCAAGGATATGCATTTAAAAATAATATGTTTGAATGGATACAAGATACTCCTAATAAATCTACAGAATGTATAGTGACGTGGGATAAAATTAATCAACAATGGACATTTGCAGTTTCAAAAAAATGCCAAGAGCGCATTAAAGAAAATATAACTACTGATACACTGTTGTTTTTTGTTATGTTAGAAAACGATTTTGATTTTTTAATTAGAACGATTTCTGTTAATACACAAGATTTGCTGTCAGGCGAAGAAATTAAACGCCCATTCGAAAGTCGTATAGAACAGGATATTACTAAAATTTCAATAGCAAGTAAAATATTATTTCAAAGTTATGGATTAAAAATAAATGATTAAAATTATAGAACAGGATATCATCTTCCTTAGTTACGATGAACCTAATGCCGAAAAAAATTACGCAGATTTATGTACAAAAGTTCCCTGGGCCAAACGTGTACACGGAGTTAAAGGATCAGATGCCGCGCATAAAGCCTGTGCCGCACAGAGCGAAACTGAGTACTTTGTTACTGTAGATGCAGATAATATTGTAGATCCTAAATTTTTAGAAGTAGAAATTGATTTATCCGCACTCGGCCTTACTAGCGAAAATGTCTTCAGCTGGTGCGGTCGGGTGAATGTTAACGGACTAATGTATGGTAACGGTGGTCTTAAATTATGGACACGTAAATTTGTTAACGAAATGAAAACTCATGAAAATTCAGATCCTACAGATTTAAAAGGAAAAGTAGAATTTTGTTTCGATGATCGATACTATCAATTTAATGAAAACTATAGCGAGAGCTTTACCAATGCAACTCCATTCCAAGCATGGCGAGCAGGATTCCGCGAAGGGGTAAAGATGTCATTAGATCAAGGTGCCAAGGTAAAAGATCTTAAACATATATGGTGGCAAAATTATCATAGATTACTAATATGGTCCAGTGTGGGAACAGATGTAGAAAACGGCATTTGGAGTATACTAGGTGCAAGGGAAGGCTGTTATAAAACCATGTGTACTGATTGGGATTACAGCCAAGTGAGAGATTTTGATTGGTTAACTGAATATTGGAATTCAACTCACGAACAAGCAGAACCTGAAGATACGACCAAATATATAAATTTTTTAGGAAAAGAACTTAAAGATAAATGCGGATTAGAAATTGCCAATCTTGACGGTGCGGGCAGTAAGTTCTTTAAACTTGTTTATCAAAATACTCCAAGGATAATTCGTAAACGTGTTTGATATAATTTTTATAAGTTATAACGAGGCCGATGCTGATGATAACTTTAATAACCTAAAAGAACGGTTTCCATTAGCTAAACGTGTGCATGGTATTAAAGGTATACATCAAGCTCATATAACGGCCGCTAAAAAATCATTCACTAGAATGTTTTGGGTAGTTGATGCTGATGCAGTCATATTAAATTCATTTAATTTTGATTATAAAGTAGCTGAATCAGAGTTGGATGTAGTACATGTTTGGAGAAGTATTAATCCTATCAATAATTTATCTTACGGATATGGTGGAGTTAAATTGCTACCAAAACAACTGACTATAAACATGAATACCGACACTACTGATATGACTATGAATATCAGTAGCAAATTTAAAGCGATGGATGAAGTCAGTAATATTACTGCATTTAATACAGATGCATTTAGCACATGGCGCAGTGCTTTTAGAGAATGTTGTAAACTAGCCATAATCAACAATGAAGAATCATTAGCCAGATTAGAGTTGTGGTGCCAGCTTAATTCAGATGTACCGTTTGGCGGTCATGCATATATTGGTGCTATACAAGGCAAACAATACGGTGAAAAGAATGCCTCCAATAAGGAGGCACTTGCTAAAATAAATGATTTTACTTGGCTAGAAGCTCTGTGGCTAGCGGAAAAATCTCAGCTATCACTTGAGCACAGGCAATAGCAACTTCTTGGTGTTCTTTCTGTGTGCCATTCGCACTACGCAATTCAATAAAATGAATCCAACTACGCAATGTGCCACTCATATACAACCGACTTTCGGTCATTCCTTCTGGTAGAACGGCACGAGCTTGTTCCTTAGCTATGCCATTATCGATAGCCCATTGGTATGCTTCTTTGACAGCATATAGCACCCGTTGTTGAGCACGTTCCCAGCCTTGCTGTAAGACGATATCATCTGTCGTGATACTATTTTGTCTATTGGTAGTATCTTGGAGTCGTGCTTCTCGCAATACAAACGACAGTTCTTTAGTAGGGTCAGCATATCGCTGACTGAATTCTTGGAAGCTGAAACTACGATGTCTAAGGATCTGTCGTGCAATGTCTCGGGTGGTAGTAATTTCGATACAGGCGGAGACCATTTCGAGTGGGCTCCAGTGTTGGTGTTTGATGAGGTATCGTATGAGCTTTTCTGATGTGTCTGTGTTAAGTTGGTTTGTTGGGTTGGACACACGGGCGCAATACGCAATGAGTTCCTGTGCATCTGAGATACCAAGATCTGCAAATTCCTGTGTGGGTTGTGAGTAACTGAGTAGTCGAACATGCATTATTTATAACTTTCTATTTTTAAGGAATTTTTGAGTACTTGCTTCGATGTCTTTTTTAACTTTAGGTGTGTCTAATTTAAAGTCAACATTTTCAATAGTTTCTTCGTAGTTTCTAACCAGTTCCATTAGATTACGTTCAAAGGTTGGCCATCCTTCCTTTTTGGTCTTAGCTGTTATTTTTATTTCCCAAGTTTTGCCGTCCTTGAAGTTGACCAACACGGTATGGAGATACCTGAGAGGCATTACGTTGAGTTTTATCTCACCGAATATTTCTGGCCAATGTTCAATGACATCCTTGGGAAGAGATCTTCCCGTTTTGGTCACTTAACTTTTTTGGTCGGAACCAACTCCTCAGCTAATCTTCGAAACTGAGCGGCTTCTTTAGCCAACTTGTCAGCTTGACTACGATAATGCTTGGCAGTAGCTTCGGGATCCATAGGATTGACTGCTGTATCTGGTTCAATTGTAGCAGTAGGAATAGCATCTTTAGCCGCTTCTTTTTTAGCTTCAATGACCTTATTCTCATCACTAGATGGGGGAATAGCTAAGTCGTCGACTGATACACCACGCTGTTCTGCAATGATTTGATTGAGTTCGCTGAGTTGAACAGTTATGCTTGTAGTAGGACACATTTCAATTGAACTTGTACCCATCTTTAAAAGCAATCCATTGGCATGTAACCATTTCAACATATTATTTCCATCTGAGAAATAATTACGCATCAGTACTTCGGCAAATTCATATGCATCTTGTGCCGCACGAGTTTCAACTAGATTAATAATTGAATTATGATATGCATCAGATAAACCGTCTGTTGGAATAACTAGACAATAGTGAGCATCACCTGGCAGTGTACGATATGCTACTAAGCATCGTTGCTTGGTAGAAATGATTCTACCAACATGTTTTAGTTCAGCCATATTATGCTCCGGCCGCGGCAGCTTTCTGTGCTTCAGCTTGTTTAGCCACTTGTTCTAGAAATGATTCTAGTTTGGTATATGTTTGTCCAACTGCTACCATTTCATTTGGCTTAAATGCGCCTCGTGAACTAGCAATATCAATAATGACTTTCATAGCTTGTAAATCATTAATAGATAAATCGTTAGTAGGTACTTCTGGTGCGGTTGCTTGTTCGGCCGCCGGTTGTTTTTGTTCTTCTGACATAGTATCTCCTT